TTAAGGAGTTGATGCCCGCTGGCGGCCCTGTTCGCACACAAGTTGTAGGCCGTGAGACGGTAGAAAAGACGCAACAGGCTGCTCGCGTGCAAGATTTTATGAACTACCAGATCACGTCTGTGATGGAAGAGTACACACCTGAGTTTGATCAGTTGCTTTTCTACACGGGATATGGTGGTTCAACATTTAAGAAGGTGTATTACGACCATCAGATAGGTCGCATGGTCTCCAAACTGTGCTTGGCCGATGATGTATACATCCCGTACAACGGCTCAAGCGTCATGAGCCAGTGCCCACGGATCACGCACCGCATTGCGATGGACTCAAACGAGTTTAGAAAGCGCATTGTGGCCGGCGAATACTTGGATGTGGACGTTGAAGCGCAGGGCATGCTGCCAAACTCCAGCCAAATTCAAGAAGCTGTGGACAAAATTACCGGTGTGCAGCCTACGAGTGAGGTAGAAGAGATCTTTTTGTTAGAGATGCAGGTGGATTTGGATATCCCGGACTTTGAAGACAAGGATGAAGAGGGCGAAGTTACCAAAATCCGTTTGCCTTACGTCGTTACGATGTTAGAGGACAGCTTAAAAGTTGTTGGTGTTCGCAGAAACTGGAACGAAGACGACGTTTTAAAGGTACGTCGGGATTATTTTGTGCACTATGTGTTGGTTGAAGGCCTGGGCGCGTATGGCATGGGCTTTGTTCACATGGTTGGGGGCTTATCCAAGGGAGCCACGAGCGCTTTGCGTCAACTTCTTGATGCAGGAACGCTGGCAAACTTGCCTGCGGGCTTTAAGGCTAAGGGCGCGCGGATCGCGGACAACGACAGTCCTATCCAGCCGGGTGAGTGGAGGGATATTGACGCGGGCGGAGCGGAACTTACTGCTTCCTTGTTGCCTTTGCCGTACAAAGAGCCTAGCCAGGCGCTGTTTGCGTTGCTTGGATTCTTGGTTGACGCGGGTAAACGCTTGGCCAGCACTGCGGACATGCAGGTAGGCGACTCAAATCAGAATGCGCAAGTAGGAACAACACTGGCGTTGCTCGAGCGCGGCTCGATTGTCATGTCTGCTATTCACAAACGCCTGCACTATGCGCAGGGGCTTGAGTTTAAGATGTTGGCCAAGGGCTTTGGCGAGTACATGCCGGACAACTATCCGTATGACGTACCGGGTGGCGCGTGCTCGATCAAGAAAAAGGACTTTAACAACATGGTGGCGGTGCTACCTGTTGCGGACCCCAACATCTTTAGCTCTGCCCAGCGTATTACTTTGGCTCAAACGCAGTTGCAGATGGCGCAAAGTGCGCCACAGATGCATGATATGTATGAGGCGTACTACCGCGTGTACTCTGCGCTTAACGTTCGGGACATTGAAGGTATCTTGTTACCTCAAAATGCTCAGATGCCTAAGGACCCGGCCAGTGAGAACAGTTCTGTTCTTAACAATATGCGCCTCAAAGCCTTTGCTGGGCAACAACATGACGCCCACATTGCCAGTCACTTGATGATGGGCTTGTCTCCTATCCTGCAAGCTAACGCTATGGCGGCGACTACCTTACAAAAACACATCCTTGACCATGTGCGGATCAAAGCGGAAGAGGAAGTGGAAGCGGAAGTGTTTAAGAACTATGGTACGGACCCGGACAACATCGTCTCTCCTATCCAAAAGGAAGGCATGATTGCGCTGAAGATTGCTTTGTTCATGCAAGAGGTCAGGGACATGCAAAACCAGTTGTCTGGAGAGCAGGGAGACCCATTGATCCAGCTTAAAGAGCAGGAACTGAAACAACGCGCTGAGAATGATGAGAAGAAACTTGCGTTGGAGCAACAGAAACTTGGAATTGACCAACAAAAGGTTGCACAGAACTCTCAAGCGCAACAAAACCGTGTAAAGTCACAAGAGAATATTGCAATGCTTCGTGCCACGGTTGCTCGAGAGAGAATTGGTACGACACAAAACAACCCGCCCGCTCAAGGAGGCCGAAATGCCGCTTAAGAAAGGTGCTAGTCGCAAAACAATTAGCTCCAATATTGGCGAGATGGTGGGGGCGTATAAAGAAAAAGGAAGAATTGGAACAAGTAAGCCTAAAAGCAAGTCCGCGGCGGTGAAACAGGCTGTTGCGATTGCTTTATCGACTGCTGGTAAATCCAACAGGCCTAGCAAGCCGAAGGAGGCCAAGAAGGGTGGTGCCTTTATGGTCGTAAAGAAGAAAGATGGCGATCGTCCGGTTAAGATATACTGAGATGTAAGCACTTGCCACCGGGTGGGGCCTTGTACCACCTGCTTTTCATGGAAATACCATGCTCGAATTTGCAGAATCAGTTGTCAAAGAATTAAGAAAGCTCCGAGAAGACTCGGAGGCTATCATCTTGAATGGCACCATTAACGATATGGAGCGTTATCGCTTCATGATGGGTCGCCTCGAAGGATTAAAACTTGCCGAACAAGCCGTTCGTGATCTTTTATCACGAAGGACTACCGATGATTTTTAACCACAGAGGAGATGCTAATGGAAGTTGAAGAGAACCTGACAAGCTTAGAGCGCAAGTGGCGCGAAGAGGCCGAGGCAAAGGGCCCTTGTCTCGAGGATGCGTATACAGAAGAGGGTTTTGACCCTGAGAAGCTTGAACAACCTGTTCGAGACCGCATCCCTACCCCTACAGGCTGGCGCATTGCCGTCTTGCCCTATCGCGGGGCAGAAAAGACCAAGGGCGGCATTGTTTTAGCCGAAGAAACCCAAAGAAAAACCCAACTTGCAACCAACTGTGGCTACGTCTTAAAGACGGGAGACCTTGCCTATGCGGATCAAACAAAGTTCCCCAATGGCCCCTGGTGCAAGGAAGGTGACTGGATTATTTTTGGTCGATACGCAGGTTCTCGTCTCCAAATTGATGGTGGAGAGATTCGGATTCTTAACGACGATGAAATCATTGGGGTAGTTAACAGCCCTGATGATATTTTGCACATGTAAGGAGCATGAACATGAATAACCAACAAGAGATTGAATTTAAATTAGGCGAAGGGGAGAGTCCTGTTGATGTGGATGTAATAGACACTGAAGACACGGCGCAAGGCTCGGAGATACCACAGGCCCCACAGGCGGAGAGTGAAAAACCTGATAGTGAGATTAATCAATACAGTGAGAATGTAAAAAAACGTATTGATAAGTTGACTGCCCGCCTGCGGGAGACACAACGCCGGGAAGAGGCTGCAATTACCTACGCTAAAAAAGTGCAGGAAGAGTCCAGTCAGCTTCAACAGCGCATGCTTCGCACGGATGAAGAGCGACTACATGAGGCAAAGGGACGCATAGAGACGCAAGTTGTTGCTTTAAAACAAATCATCCGTAAGGCCCGGGAAGAGGGCGACATTGATACTGAGACCGAAGCAAATCAGCGTCTGACTGACCTTATATACGACCAGCGCCAAGTGTCCGAAGAGGATCAACGCCGGGTGGCATATGTCAAACAGCAGACTGAGGCTCCTGCGCAACAACCTCAATATCAACAGCCCCAGTATCAGCAACCGGCTCCTGTGGACCCCAAGCTAGAAGACTGGATGGAGAAGAATCCATGGTATGGCCAGGATACTGTCATGACAAATACAGCCTGGGGTGTACATAAGCAGCTTGTGATCAATGAAGGATTTGACGGATCATCAGAGGAGTATTATGATGAGCTAGACAAACGCATGAGAAACACTTTTCCAAAGAAATTTTCTTCTCAAGCGCAAAACAACAGTACCACCAGAAACGTGCAATCGGTGGCTCCTGCAACCCGTTCATCGGGGGTGAATAGTTCAGCACGCCGCACTGTAAGGCTCTCACCGAGTCAAGTTGCGATGGCCAAAAAGCTAGGTGTTCCTCTTGAGGAATACGCTAAATATGTTAAGGAGTAAGAGATGACAGATAACCTTGTACCAACTTTAAACCGTGAAGCGCGTAGCGCGACAACTCGCGACAGCGAAACACGCCGCAAGCCCTGGGCTCCTCCTTCTCGACTAGATGCCCCACCTCCTCTGGAGGGAACGAAGAATAGATGGATTCGTGCAGAAATTGCAGGTCAGGAAGATCGCACTAACATAGCAGGCAAAATCCGCGAGGGTTATGAGCTTGTTCGTGCTGATGAGTATCCTGACTTCCCTGTCCCATCTGTTGAGGACGGCCGACATGCTGGTGTTATCAGCGTGGGAGGTCTCCTCTTAGCCCGGATTCCCGAAGAAAACGTAGAGCAACGTAATGCGTATTACCACCAACGTGCAAGCGACCAACTGCAAGCTGCGGATAACGAGTTGATGAAGAGCAATGCTCACAATTCAATGAGGATTCAACGACCTACCCGACAGTCTCGCGTAACTTTTGGCGGCCCCAAGGCTGCTGAATAATCATTTTTTTAAAGGAATTATCAAATGGCTAATATCGACAAAGCTTTTGGCTTGCGTCCTATTGGCAATCTTTCCGCTACTGGTGCTCAGAAACAGTATGGATATGAGATTGCTGATAACCAAGCTGGAACAATTTTCCAGGGCGACCTGGTTGTTCTTACTGCGGGATTTATCTCCCGGTTTCTTCCTGCTTCACACACCGCTGCGGTGGGCGTGTTTAACACCATCAGGGTTGGTAACTTTAACCCATCTCATGTCATTGGCGGTAGGTAGAAAATCTGTAACTCCAAAAAGCATTAATTCTGCACGAGGATTTTTTCCCTGCTGCAACAAAGGTTTGACTTTTTCAAGTTCTTTTTCCAACTGCTTAACTTCTGTGCTAGAGGTATATGCTTTCTTTACAAATTCATTAAAACTCAAAGTCTGCAACTCTGTAGGAGAAAGCTTGTTTGCTTCCTGGAAAAGCTTTTGAGGGTTAAGGCCAAGAAGCGTTACACCGTCATACTCTCTTGTATCTAAGATGGGTTGACCCTTAGCTATTGCTGTTTCTAGTTCAGGTAAAAAATATCCCTCAGGAAGAGCCGGCATAGCCATAAGCTGTTCCTGGGTAAGGGAGGACATCTGCGGATTAATCATGGATTTTGTTGCAGTGGTCCCATACATGCCCGGAAATTTTGCCATTTCAAAAGCAGATATGGGGCGATTTTCTCTTGTAAATAGAGTGCGCTTAATATTAGGCTCTAGTACGGTAGAAAAGATATTAGGATTTTCTTTAAGTTTTAGTCTTACCTCTTTTGCCGCTTCCGCCACGCCATCAGGCCCAGGCAACGGCTTTTTACCTGCATAGGCAAGCAGTTGAGTGTCTGGAATAGTGTCCAGGTTATCTTTAATATTTTCAAGTATTTGTGCCTTGAGAACACCAGGATTTGGTATCGGTTGACCTTGTCTAAATGGCACAACCGCTTTTATTCCCAACATCTGATCATAATTTTTTTCTAACAAACGCAGTGCCTGTATATTTCCTTCTCCAGCAGCTTTGACCAACACCTTAGGAAAAGCATCCCCCATCTCTGAGTCCATATCAAACTTTAATTTACCGCTTAAGATGTCTGCACGTAGCGGGTCTTGAATACTGCCCGCTTGTTTGCTATAAAAGTCCTTTGCCTTTTGATTAAACATTTGAAACAAGGCGTCACGTTTTTCTCCAGACTCCATTTGCGTAATATTTTTTAAGACAGGCTGAAGGGCTGTGTCTACACTAGACAAGACGCCAAACGTGTAATCCTTGTTCCCTGTCTCCGCTTTGTATCTGTTGTATTTATCTGCAAAAGATTCTTTTGGACCAAGACCAAGAAAGGGTTTTTTCTTTTTATCGTCTGTATTCAGCCACGACACAAATTCTTCCGGTAAATCAGAAAGCTTAGTGTTGTTTATTTCCTCAGCAGTTTTTTCCGCCATGCCACGCGAGGTAGGGAAATATCCGCCTGGTGGGCGAGAGATATACGCTAAATTGCCTGTTGCCTCCAAGCGCTCACGCAAGGGATCGTATGCTGTGTCAGGAATGGTCTCCGCCTTTTGACCAGCCTTGCGAACACGCGCGCGCTGAACTTCTCCTACCGTGAGGTCTTCCAAAGTCTTGGCCGCCTCTCCCACTGCTTGCCCAGTCTTTTGTGCAACCTTCACTCCCCCACGCGTCACCGCCGCTGGGTTTGTAAAATTAGACAACAACTCGCCCGCAGTATAAAAACCCTTCTCCGTCGGATCAGCAGGAGGCTCTGGGCGAACACCCAAACCGGTCATCTGCTTCTTTATGTAATCACTCGTTCCAAATTGCCCCGTAGGCTCCAGCCCTGTCAAGGCCTGGCGAGCAAGCATCGTTAAATCCATAGGCAGACCCAGTAGGTCATACGGCAACTCCGTCACGCCCTTGGCCGCAGCCGAGTACGCCTTGCCACTGGCTAACGCTTTACTGATGTTGCCTGCTTGTCTGCCTTTGCCAGAACTAGGCGTTATAAATGCCGGCTTACTCGCAGCATCAATCTCTGCTTGCGTTAGTTCGCCCTCTCCTGCTACAGGAGAACCCTCGGCACGTTTGATAGGTCCTTGCGAACCATACCTGCCTACGCTTGGTGAACTGCCACTAGGCTTTCCCTTCCACGCTTTTCCAGGAGTCTGCTCATCCTTCGCATCCGCCGCCATCTGCTTGACAAGCTCCAATAAATCCTCTTGACTCTTAGAGCGCGACGCAAGCTCAATCCCCAACAAATTATTGTGAACATCCTGCGTGTAGTCTGGCGACTCCTTGGCCATGCCCAACTTAGCGCCAATAAACTTTATCGGCTGCTCCCTTATCTCATGTGCATACCCAGCAAGTTCCGCGATCCGCGGGCCGTACTTCCTGGCCAACGTGCCCGAGGCCAACATGTGTCTCGCCGTATCTTGGCTAGTCCACTGACTAGACTCCTCAGGGAACATGCCCGCCGCACGACCGCGGGCATAGCTCGATACTCCCAGTAGTCCAGGGAGGTCCTCGTCCTTCTTGGCTTCACCACCCTCGGCCATGCCTTCTGGTTGAACAGGAGAAGGAGCCATCGGATCGAACCCGCCTAGTTGTCCTTTGAGTTCGCCTCTTAAAAAATCATTTTCGTATTTGT